CAGCCGTATCGGCGTGCCGATCAACATCCCGCTCGATCAGGTGCTGCGCGGATCATCCATCAAGACCGTGGTGACGGCCAATTCGCCTTACTCCGGGGCCAAGGTCGGCGACAAGTACATCGAGTTCCTCTTCCAGAACAACAACACCCCGCAGTACCTGCCCGTGCAGGATCTCGTCGATGTCTACACGGGCGACGACCAGTATATCCAAGTGACGGAGTCGAACGTAATCAAGCTCAACTACTCCGTGCTGTCGTTGAAACTGGCGGCCGACTTGAAGAAGTTATACGACAACTTTTACGACCCGAAGGGTGCCGGAGAGGCAGCGGCAAAAGCGGCCATCGACGAGTTCAAGGCGAGTACGTTCGTCATTCAGTGTACCATCCCCGGAATGAACTGACGCTATGGCAGCTACTGAAAAGATAACCGGGCGGGTTCAATTCCCGATGTTTACGGCGGCCGCACTGGCCGCCGCAAATCCGGTGCTTCTCAAAGGCGAAGTCGTGTACGAATCCGACACACGCAGGCGGAAAATCGGCGACGGTGTTACCGCATGGAAGTCTCTCCCCTACGAGTCGGATGGTGAAATGGCAGGCAGTATTCACGCTTCACAGATCACTACGGACGCAACGCACCGTTTCGTGACCGACAGCGAGAAAAAGACGTGGGGCGATAAGGCCGCCAAAGACCTGTCGAACGTAACGCTGACAAAAGCGCTCTCATCCAACGGTTACTACAAAGCACCGGACGGGCTGATGTTTCAATGGGGGATATCCCCCGGCGGGGCGTATCAGTACTATTTCAGTCCTGCATTCATCGCAAAGCCGTTCGGATGCTTTCTGACGGCTTATTACGGCAACGGCAACGTCATCACAGCCGCGTCGTATGTGGAACTGACCGCCCAATATTTACGCTACCAATCGCGCTGGGCGAACCTCACCGACAAGAACGGAGGTCTCGCATCCTCTACCGAAACCGTCCATTGGCTGGTGATCGGACGCTGGAAATAAAATACAGGAAGCTATGAAATACTGGAAGCAAGGATTTTACGAAACCCCCATCGAGGGAGCCATAGAGATCACCAACGAGAGGTTCGAGGAACTGATCGACGGGCAGAATGCTGGTAAGATGATAACCGAGGACGAGCAAGGCCGCCCCGTTCTGACAGAATGTGTCGAAACATCCCCGGTTATGACCTATGAGGAACGAGTGCAGACGCTGATCCGCGAGCAGTACTCGATCGCCGATGAACTGGCGATTCTCCGCCAGCGCGACACCAAGCCGGACGAGTTCGCAGCATACTTCGAATACGCGGAGCAATGCAAGACGCAGGCAGAAAAGCAGATGCAATTATGATTGGAAGAATACAACACCCGAAATATACGGCAGCGGCGCTCAAAGCGGCCAATCCCTTACTACTCGATGGCGAGGTCGTCTACGAATCAGACACGGGTCGTCATAAGATCGGGGACGGAGTGAATAAGTGGACGGAATTACCCTATCCCATGAATGCCGAAGCCGTCCCGGCGGTTACGTGGAAAGTACAGGGCGGAATGCTCTGCGTAAAGCCTGCCACGGACTTGAAAAATCCGATTCTGAAGCAATGTTTCGTGGGCATCCTGCACTACAAAAACGCGAAGAAGCGATACCGCCGGAATCCTCAAACCGGGCAGACACAAAACCGTCCTCTGAATGCGGGGTTCAAGCTCGTACAGGACTCCTTCTCGCGGGATGAGGTAAACTGGACGTCAGTACGGATCAATCCCGTACCGTTCGACGCAACGAAGGTAAACGCCGCGGGCTGGATGCCGATAATTTCCGTTGCAGACCTCTTGGAAAGGTGGGTCGTGCGCATTGCCGACCCCGTTTTCGTGGGGGGGGGGGAAAATTCGAGCTGCATCGCGGCACCAATATAGGCGACCGCGGCGGAAAGCTGGAGCCTTCCGGAAAGCGCAGAATGCAGGTTTCATTTTACGGTGGAGTTGTATTGTTTACGGGTAATCCTCAATACCGAACCGAGGGGGCACGCGCCTATTTCAGAGTAATAGCCCGAAACTACGATGAAACAGCAACGATAGTACATGTATAACTTTTTTGACGGGGTGTGACCGATAACAAATATTCCTTTGCGGGAGATGGTTGTATTATGACTCATTCACTGGGGATTTACTTAACCTTACTCGTCACTTTTTTTGAAATTTCTGAACTATGATAGACCATATTTTCGCGGCGATACGTCCGCAGCTCATCATTCTCACGATTGTTTACCTGCTCGTACTGTTCGTGATTTTCCTCGACCTATGGGCAGGCATCCGGAAAGCCCGCAAACGCGGGGAGCTGCGCTCATCGCTCGGCTACCGCAAGACCGTCGAGAAGATCGCCAAGTATTTCAACCTGATTTTCGTGGTAACGGCCATCGACGCGGTGCAGATGCTGACCGTATGGCAGATCAACGAGCAGACCGGGAGCCGCCTGCCGCTGATTCCGATTCTGACGGTATTGGGGGCCATGTTCATCGGCTTCATCGAGCTGAAAAGCGTATATGAGAAGTCCGAGGATAAAGAAAAGGCCAAGATTGCGGATGCGGCGGCCGCGCTGGGTTCGGCGTTGAAGAACCGGGAGACGCAGGGCATCGTGGCCGCGGTGCTGGAGTACATGGAGAGGGCAGGTCGGCAGTCCGGCAGCCCCCGCGGCCCGGCCAGAAGCGAGCAAGCCCCCGGCCCCGAATTCATGCCGAACCCGGATATTTACGACGAAGAGTAAAAACCACTCAAACACCATACTACCATGAAAGCAAATTACACCCTTGAGAAAGTGGAAACAGAAGACGGTTTTGCCGCCACTTATCTCCTGATGTGCGACGGCTATCAGGTCGGCTCGGCAATCAATATCCCGGATATTGTAAAAGGAGCGAAAATTATCTCGGCAGCTGGTGGCCGCGAGGCGCTCGTGATCAATGTAAAAGGACGAATAGGAAGACCGCGGCATATAAAATTATAAAGGCGACCAAGATCATGACACCGAAAGAATTTAAGAAAACCTACTGGCCGGACATCGCGGCCTCCTGCGAGGAAACCGGGCTGAACCCGCTCTTCGTGGCCGCGCAGGCCGCGCTCGAAACTGGCTGGGGGAAGTCCGCCATCGGGCACAACCTGTTCGGCATAACCGCCACGAAGAAGTGGCGCGGGGCGGTGAAATACGTGCGGACGTTCGAGTATTTCGACGACGACAAGCAGGGCCACCGATTCCCCAAAGTACACTCCATTACGCGGATGCCGGACGGGCGCTACAAATATGTCGTGGATCGCGCCTTCCGAGATTATACGTCTGTCAGGGAGTGTCTGACCGACCACTCCCGAATTCTGCTGACCGAACGCTATGCCCCCGCGATGCCGTACAAGGACGACGTGTACCAGTTCGCCTACCGGGTTGCAGCCTGCGGCTACTGTACAGCCAAGCCGGCGGATTATGCGGGTCTGATTCTCAAAATCTCCAAAACGCTCGAAAAGGCATGAAACGCTTCCTGCTCATAGCCCTGATTATAGCGGGCGGCCTGTTGTGGGTGCAGAGTGCGCGGCTCCGCTCGGAAAAACGCGAACGCCGTCGGTTGGAGTCGAACCAGACCGCGCTGATGTCCGATGTCGAAATCTACCGGACAAAGGCAGGCAAGGCCGCTGCGTCGAACATGGTGCTGAATCTCCGCGTCTCGGAGCTGGAACGGCTCCGGGCGGCAGATGCCGAGAGCATCCGCGACCTCGGCATCAAGCTCCGCCGGGTAGAATCCACGGCCAAGACCGCGACGGCGACCGTCGTAGAGCTGCGGGCGAAGCTCCGGGACACAGCCATCGTCCGGGAGACCCCGGCCGGGGCGGTCATTATCGACTCGATGCGGACATTTCGCTGGCGCGATCCGTGGGTGACGGTCGAGGGGTTGATCAAGCGCGACTCGGTCGCATGCCGCGTCGAGAGCATCGATACCCTCCGGCAGGTCGTACACCGGGTGCCGCGGCGCTTCCTCTTCATCCGCTGGGGAACCAAAGCGATACGGCAGGAGGTCATGTCGTCGAACCCGCATACGCGAATCGTATACACTGATTATATCGAACTTAAAAAACGAAACCGATGAAGAAATTTCTGAAAACAACATGGGCGGTACTACTCTTCATGTGGCAGCTCCCGCAGAACCTGATCGGCCTTGCGTACTTGGCATTCTGTTTCGACCGCGTGAAAATCACCGAGCAACGCGGGGCCGTGTTCTATGCGACGAAGCATGTCCGGGGAGGCATGACGCTTGGGCGGTACGTCTTTATCGCGCCGGGGAACATCGACCGGGAACCGGTCTACGACCATGAGTTCGGCCACGTCCGACAGTCGCGGCGCTGGGGCTGGCTATGGTTGCCCGTATTCGCGATTCCGAGCGGCCTGCACAACCTTTTCTGCCGCGCGGCGAATTACTACCACTTTTACACCGAAAGGTCGGCAAATCGGCTCGGAGGCGTGCCCAACTATGCCGGGGAATACCACTATCACATGGACGGCTTGATTGTCACCTATTGGGATAAGCTGGTCGCACTCAAGAACAAATATTTCAAATGATGTTCAGGGAAATTTTTTCCCTGAACATACGAATCCCCACCGACAATCGGTGGGGATTTTGCTACAAAACCCCTTGATAGTTCAATAAGAGCGGATTTGCATCCCGAATATCCTGCGGTGTATATACATCAGTCATCAATAAAGACGAGTGCCGCGCCTGTTCTTTAACCGAAAGGGTATCATACCCAGCACGGAGCATCGCGGTAATTCCGGTATCCTTCAGACTATAAAATTTGTATTCTTTGGGAAAGCGGAGAGCAGGACGGATTTTCCGGCTCCAAAAGTCGCGGTAAGTCTTTTCGTTTACCCATTCCGGCCCCGGTCTGAAATCCTTGGAAAATATATAGTAAGTACCCGGAGCGTCAAAATATCCAAGTTCGACCATCAACTCGATAATTTTCTGGGGTATAGTGACACATGCCGAGCGCTTGTTTTTCGAGATTGTATCGTCAATATAGACCGTCTGTTTACTGACGGATATATCACGCAGCCGGAGTTTGGCAATCTCCTTCGGACGGATAAGCATGTAGTGCAGAAAGTAGCAAACCAAAAGGAAGTGGCGGTTATTCTCTTGGAGCCAATCATGCAGGCGTTGCATATCATCCACGGCAATAACCTTGCGTTCTTTCTTGAGCAATGCCTTGCCAATACTGACCAACCCATCCGTCGGTTTTTCTTTGATATACAGATGTTGCACCAAAAAGGCGCTGAATGACCGAAGGAAAGCCAAATAATTGTTGCGTGTGCGTGGCGAATTTTCCCGTTCAATATAGACATAGTCCAGAAAACGAACACAGAAAGCCCGGTCGAATTGATAAACATACCGTATAGACACCCGCTGATTATCATTCCATTCTTCCATTATGCGAGCAAAACAGATATAATCATGGTGCGTTGATGCCCGGTGGACTCCGTCATTCAAGAGTTTGGTGATGTAATTTCGATAATGAATCAGCGCGTCAGAAAATAGTTTGTAGGAGCGATCGGCATCCGCTTCTATCCAAGGATTCCAGCCAGCTTCCAGCTTTGCAGACAATCGGTGACATACCTGCGCGGCATATTGCCGCTTCTGGGTGGCCGTCCCGACGGAATTGATTTTTATCCGCTTTCGACGCATTTCGCCCTTTGCCGGGTCGAAAGCGTAAAAGCTGATAAACCAGCAAGCGCCCGTATGCAAACGGGGATAGGTGTACGAGAGGATCTCGTTTAACGCAGAATTTCGCGCAGTTTTTACAGGCAACATTTTTTTTACATTTTCGCGGTCAGCGACCCGACGCAAAAATGTAGAATGTTGATTTTCAAGCCAATTCAGACAAATATTTTGTCCCGGAATTGTCCCGGTTATTTTAGAAAAAAGGCCGTAACTAACTAAAATTCAGTTCGTTATCGGCCTTTAAGTAGCGGGAGGAGGACTCGAACCTCCGACCTTCGGGTTATGAGCCCGACGAGCTGCCAACTGCTCCATCCCGCGATATATCTTCAGTGTTGTACTATCGCTTTTGCGTGTGCAAAGATAAGACAAATATTCGGACTTTACAAATAATTCTGCGCATGTTCCCTCCGCACACCGCTTATCGTACTATCTATCAGCCGCAAAAAATATTTTATTATTTTTCGCAGGTTAGCCCCACGCTGATTTTTCCACAGATTTCCTGCCACCCGGAACAGGGCCGGATGAAAACGCACACACCGTCTGCAGGCCCCATCCGCAACACACACCGTCATTCCCAATCAGCGGATATTGGCTGCGACAATCTCCGCCAGGTCGCGGACTTCCCCTTTCGTACCGCGCCCGATGGCTTTTTTGCAAAGCGGGCAGGCCGTGACGATCACCTCGGCGCCGGTAGCTTCCAACTGCCCGGCCACGGATTTTGCGATCTGCACCTGCTGACCGTCGGAGATCGCCGTATTGGCGACCGAAGAGCCGCAGCAGGGGGCGTTTTCGCGGGTTTCAGCGGGTTCGAGCAGTTCGCCGATCGCTTCGATCACGGCACGCGGATCGTCGTAAATCCCGCTGCCGCGTCCCAATTCGCAGGGGTCGTGGTAGGTATAACGTGTCGAGCCGTGCCCGACCTTGAGACGGCCCGCCTTCATCAGACGCAGGATATATTCCGAATGGTGCAGCACCTCGACCCCTTCGAGCGCATAATCCTCACGGAAAACCTTGAGGCAGATCGGACACGAGGTCACGAGCGTCGTGATGCCGTGCTTGCGGAACAACTCCGTATTGTAGCGCATCATCTTGCGCGCCGAATCCGTCTCACCGGCCAGTTTCAACGGGCGTCCGCAGCAGACGCCCCCTTCGCGGTCGGCCCACCAGACCTCTTCGCCGGCGGCCTGGAATACTTTTTCCATCGCCGACATCGTACGGGGCGTCAGGAGGGTCATGCACCCGGCGAAATAGCCCACCTTCCCCTCGCCGGACGAGCGGTCTAACCCTTTGAAATAACCGTAGCGCTTTTCGTCGGGGACATTGCGCATCGTATCGCGGGAATTGAGGCGCAGCGTATTGAGGTCGATGTCCACCGGGCATTTCTCGGCGCAGCGTCCGCACATCAGGCAATTGTCGGCCACCTGCAGGCGCAGCATCTTATATCGCCGGTCGCGCAGAAAATAGACCGACTGCACGTTGTCGATGCCCAGCACGCTCTGCAACTGGCAGGGGTCGATACAAATGCCGCAGCGCGAGCAGGCCTCAACCTGGAAGTTGTCGAACGACCCCTCCTTTTCGGTCGAGCGGAGCTTGTAGTGGCGCAGGAAGATCAAGGGTATCTCCGTGAAGATGTGCATGTAACGGGAGAACGGCAGCGCCACGAAGAAAACACCGAGACACGAGGAGTAGAACCACCACGCCACGCTTTCGAGGTTTATCAGCACGAAGGTGCTCATGTGCGCAGCCATCCATCCGCCCAGCGAACCGGTGAGGAATCCCCCGCCGCCATAAAGGGCGCAGGTCGTGCTTTCGGCGATCAGGCGCGCCGGGAATACGAACCACAGGGCCGAAAGCGCAATGCGGTCGCCCGGCACATGCTTGGTCGTGCGGCGCATGCCCATCCTCTTCGAGAAAAAGCGCTTGCCCCAGGCCAGCGCTACGCCCGACAGGACGAACAGCAGCAACAGATCCATCAGGAAATCGAAGACCGGCTTATGCTGGAGCCCCGTCGAAAAGTACTTGAAGAAGACATGCCCCTGCAACGGCACATAGCGGAACCCGAGGTAGGCGACGGTCTCGATCCACCCCACGGCGATCAGCAGGAACCAGCCGAAGGCCAGGCTCATGTGCATGTAGCCTAACAGCGGGTTGACCCTGAAGATCCTGCGGTGGAGCAGCGATTCGCTGACGACCTCCCCTATCGCCGAGAAGGTACGGCGGGTCGGCAGCCCGAACAGGATCCGTTTCTTGTCGGCGAGCGGCAGGCGGTAGAGCCACAGGCCCCACTTCCACAGCAACACGATGAACATCACCGCGGCGCCGACCATGAAAGGTATGCAGAATGGTGCGAAAAAAGTCATCGTCAGAAGTCCCCCAGTTTACGTTTGATAAGCATCACCACGCCGCGCGTATTGATCCCGCGCGGACATACCAGACGGCATTTGCCGCACAGCATGCACTTGTTCATCTCCTCGTAAGCCCCCTGGTATTCGCCGCGCCGCACCAGCGTATGTACCTTGCGGAAGTTGAATTCCGTGAGATTGCCCGCCGTACAGACCGCCGTGCAGGCGCCGCAACCGATGCAGGCCTGCAACTCGGGCATCTCGCGCAATATCTCGTCGCTCTTGCGCAGGTTGTTGCGGTCGATATCGATCGCCCGCGGTTTGGAAATGGTATATCCGAAATTGATCGCTGCCATATGCTAAACCCCTACATACTGGGCCGCAGCATCGGCGG